ATACAATCGATGGGTTATCTACGTGTACGATCTCTTAAGTGGTCCACATCCTTTCTATCGCGTATCCACGCCATATGGACATCCGCGCACGGTGGGTATTATTATATAGTACGGCGGCGGTACGCCCGCCAATGGTAGGTATGTAGTAGATATAGCGATAATAGTTGTATCGAATCCAGTTACGCGTACGGTGAAGATATTATATAATAAGGTACCCCACACCTTGGTATAAGGTGCTACCGCATTAACTAATAAGTATAAAATATGTAATAAGGGGGTACGGTCAACTTACCCACCGTAGTATTATTCCCCACGGCTGGTATTATTACCACAACCGTTCACCCATAAATGTACGACCCCTCCCCCACATATCCACGCCCTCCCACACATACCTTGCGGTTCACAACCATTCACAATTAATTATTTATGAAAATTCGTGAACAGGGTTGGTTCACAAGTATATATTTGGTAACTATAGTAGAGTTTGGATGCGCATCAAATGGGGGTTAATACCACCTCGCTTCTATGTCATATAACCCCATTATTCATTGTCACATGCAATTGATATTTATCATCTACTTGTCATAATTGGTAGGTGCTTGTCCTACTTATGGATTTAGAAATGGAGCCCACGCAACACTCCACGTAGTTACCCGTTTATTCCAGTCTATTACCCAATGAATTTCCATCTCTATCTACGTCATCGCTTAAATAAACTCCATAGATAATACACCCACACCCAATAATTGTCCAGTTCAAAATCAATGCACTTATCCCAAGTAACATCCACATTAACCATTTATTCATATCATTATCATTATTTAATTTTATCAATTATCCACTCGGGGAAGGTCCACTTCTTAGCAATGCGATGTACCTTTATTCCCCAATGCTCAAGTGAAAGTATTTTAGTTAAACACGGCTCACATATGATATTTTTACCTGATCCCTCTTTCTTCACCGTAATCTCTATCCACGCTGAATTTACTTCATCACACACATTACATCTCCTCTTCCACTTGACTTCCCTTATTCGTTTCATACTTCTTGATCATTCCACCAATCATCTTCACTATCAAATTCATCTTTATAGAATTCTTCCAATCGATCTTGCTTACGCTCATCTGCTATACCCTCCATATAATTAACGAAAAATCCTGCACCAATAACTAGCGCAATCACACCAATACCTGCTAAAACTTCTATCATAACCTATTTATTTTAATTAATAACTGTATATACGTAGTAAATCAATGCAATATGTAGAGAAGAGCTTGAAGCTTTATTTTTCTCTTATTATTGCTTTTAATTTTCTTTCCTCTGCTTTTAATCTTACTTGCTCTTTTTTTACTTTTTTTAATCTCATTTGAGCTATAAACTTTTTAGGTATAAATAATACATCCCAATTTTTATCTATATTTCCCTTACCTAATATTTTGTAAGTATAACCTAAGTCTAACAATGATTTATATTTATTTTCTAAATTTAATTTTGATATTGGCTCCTTTTTACTATAATCATCCATACATTCCATAACAATTATAGGTTTGAATTTTTTTATTGTGTTTAATCCTCCTTTTATTACTTTTTCTTCATATCCTTCTACATCTATTTTTAAATAATCTAGTCTATCTAAAGTTAAAACATCAAGATTAATTAAATCTATTTTAGTTTCAATACTATTAGTTGATCCATTTTCAGCAGAACTTAAAACTTCATTAGTAACCATACCTCCTTCTAATATAGTTGCTCCAGAATTATTATTCCCAATCCAACCTATTTTTGTTGACTCAATCTTATCTCCTACACCTACTTGTTTTGATATAACATTTTTACATTCATTTAATGATATGTTCTTATTTAATAAATCAAAAGATTCTTTTGTAGGTTCAAAAGCATAAACAGTTTTAGCTAATTTACTAAATACCATAGTAAGTGTACCAATATGAGCCCCTATCTCTACTACTACAGAATCAGAATTAATATATTTTGAAGCTAAATAGTGTTGATACTCTTCCCATCTATATCCCTTTCTTATACAATCTGATATTATACAATTTTTATAAAGTTGGAATTTAATGGTGTGTTCTTTAAAATAATTTCTTACATCCCAAACTTTTTCATCTACTATAAATGTATTATTTTTTCCCATTACTTTAATCTTAATTGTTTATTAAATACATATCTTTCAATTGGACTTAACCCTTCATACCAATTTGGGAAATCACCACCTTTAATATTCATATATTCGTCCCAAATTCTTTTATACACCATAACTTTCATTTGGTCCATTCATATCATATGATATTTTATTCTTTACTTTTATAATAGCTTTATCCATTCTATCTGCTACTTCCATATGTGGATGTTTTTTAGCTAATTTTTGGGATTCTTTCATAACTTTATCATATATTCCTAACTCACGTGCTTCATATAATATGTCTTCTACATTTGCCATAATTTATAAATTTAATTGTATTTTCTTTCTATATTCTAAATAATCCCACTCACTGAACATTGTATTGGGATTATAATCTTTTTGTCCTTTATACCATTCTTTGTTGGGTTTTGTCCTTAAATAATCTTCTAATTGTCCATGGATTGCATTATCAATATAATCAGGTTCTGCTCTAAACCAATCTGCACAAAATTCTCTATAACCATCATCTGTTTGTCTACCACTAAAAAATGGTCCTACACCATAACATTCCTCAAACCATAAAGCTTTATAATTATTTAAGTAAAACAATATATTAAGTATTGATTGGTCATGGCGATGTTCTATAAAACCATCTAATTGTTTATCATTACCTAAATCATCATTAGTAAATAAATAATTGTTTTTAGTTATTAACTCTAACCACAATTTAATAATATCTATACTTTCTTTACATTTACGAATAGCTATCATTCCACTTTCACTATGTGATGAATTTAAAAACTTTTTATTGTTTTCTAAATTAAATTCTTTAAGGAGTGATAATTTTACAAACTTTTGTTGTGTATAACCACCACCACCATCTCCTTCTGCATTACCTTCACCATTTATTAAAATAGGTTGTTTATGTAATTTGTGTAAATATTCATTTAATTTATCTTTTCTATGTGGTAATATTCTTGATCCTGCATCTGTATAAAACAAATAATCCCCATTATCCATATACATTAGTTGGTTTAATAAAATATAAGGTTTCCATATCCAATAACCAAACCCTCTTGGATTATTATTAATAAAATCTTTATGTTTATCTATAAAATCTTTTATTTTAGAAGGTGTAGATGCTATTACATCATCAAACCATCCTGTTTCTTTAGCTTCGCTGCAAATTCTATCTAGTTGATTTTTAAATATCCCGTTACCAAAACTAATAAAATATTTTTTCATTATAATAACCCTTTATCTTTACATTCATTTAAAAAATCATTTGGATACATTTGTATTCTACCTGTATAACTTGGATTATTTATTTTTTTATTTTGTATAGTAACCTTACATTTAGCTGCTTCATATGCTATTCTTTGTCCTAATTCACCACCAGCAGCATGACCTAAATAATCATATAATGATAAATAATCTCCTGTGTATGATTTAATTTTACTTTTCATAACTTACATATATTAATTCCTTACCATATTTATGTTTTTTACTACGATCTTTACCTTTAGCAATAGTATAGTTTTCTCTTAAACGTACTAATTCTAATTCCACTTGGTTACGTGAAGGAATATTTCTAACTGATATAGTGTTTCTAATACCCTTTGTAGTTTTTGTTTTTTCATCTACAATTTTTGGTGCTTTTTCAATATGTGCTGTTAATCTAAAACCCATGTTTATTTTTTATTTATATATAATTTATTATTTCTAATATACATTTTACCTACTGGAATTTCAGTTAATTCTCTACCTAGTAAATCATATATTTTATTATTATTAATTTTATTTAATATTAATTCATTTATTAATGTTGTACCTCCCATATTAAATAATACATAAGTACTATCAGTATAATCAAATATTAATGAATCACAGTGACTACATACTACCATTTGATTAGGAGTATAAACATAAGCATCATAACAAAATTTAACTGTGTCAGTCATATTTATTTGAGGAAAAGAATATGGATTATTACCTTGTGGTGTATAACATGCTACTGAATTACACGCTGAAAATAGCCATTCAATTGAATCTACCATATTTATAATTCCACTTGCTTCTCCATATACTGTTAAAGGTAAACCTTGTATTACAGTATACGACAATGAGTCACATAAATTTGATTGTGCTTGTGTTTGTGTTTGTAGTCCAAGCGAAACTAATAATACTAATAATATTTTTTTCATTTTATGTATTTGTTTACTTTAATATACGAAATTTATTTATCTTTACCAACCTTACTTATTTTTTCTTTCACATCATCATGCCACATTTCCATCTCATCAATATTATAATCAACAGTATTATCATCATCAACTACTATTTTTAACATACCATAAGAATCTCCCCCTTTAGAAGTAAGTTGTCTATATTTTTGATATATAATTTCATCTTTTTCATGACATTTATTACATACAACTCCTCTACCAACTGTATTAGTTGCTTGATCATATAATGATACTTCTTCTAATAATTTTTGATCAATTTTTCCATCAACATTGTCATACCAAAATTGGCCATATTCTTTATCCCACTCTTTAATTAATTTTTCATAACCCTCATTTAAAGGAGACATTGCTGTATAATGTTCTTCATTTTTTGTGTTTTTGCCACACCAATCACATTTATTCATAATATTTAATTTAATCTAATAATATTTTATATGCCTCAAGATTATGTTTTCTAAACCAATCTAAGCCATGCTTAAATCGTTTAATACCATCCTCAGGTATATTACCAGGCATCATTTCAAACACTAACTGACTACCAACTATAAAATCATACATCGATAGCTCCTCAGCTGTTAATTCAAATTCCTCACCTGAAAACGGATTTCTAACTACATCACCCTTATCATACACTGTTCCATCAAACCAATCTGGTAGTTTATTTATAGATCCCATACGCTGTGTTTTCTTTTACGTCTATGATATTCATACCATATACTTTTAATTAGTTTTATCATTTGTTAAATAAATATTTCATTACGGGTAAAGATTCTTCAAATGTGTTCCTAATAATTGAAGAATTTATTTCATTTATATATTTTAAATTAACCCACCAATCTTCAAAAGGTGAACCATATTCTTTTGATATATTCCCAGCTATTAAAACATACCCCTTAGACTCTAAAAACTTTCTGGATTTTATTCTCCATTCAGGTTCTGCATAAGCATCATGTTCATAAGTTATAACTTTAAAATCAACTGTATCAAATGGTAATCTCTCTAAACATTCATAAGTACCTCCTGGTGGGTCTATATCAACTTGTAGATAATCTATTATAGTATTATTTAAAATATTTTTCCAATCACAAGTTATAGCATTAGTTAATAATAAAGGTTGATCTCTATCTTTATGCCACTTTTCGTCCCAATATTTTTTAAACCCACTTTTTGAAAAGCTCTGATTATCACAAGTTATAACTACACTATCATCCCAATCATCATATCCATAATCTATAGATAAACCAGTCCACCCAAATTCCTTTTCTAGTAAATATGTATTATTTCCACTTACAGGACCAGCAGCTCCAATTTCTAAATATGTTCCCTCTTTTTTTCCATCTAAACATTGTAATACAAAAATATCTTGAAATACTTCTGAATAGTTTGTTTTAATTTTATTACTACCTTTAAAGGGAACTAATAAATCTTTTAAATCGTGTCTTAATAACATAATATATTTTAATTATTTAATAAATATTTTTTAATATGAGATAAATTACCAACATTATCAATTATTTTAAAGAGTTCTGTGTAGTCAAACTCTATTAAAGAAAATCTTTCTCTCCCTAAAAGATCTGATGATGATAATTTAGGGTTGAAATTAATTATTTGTTCTTTTGTATCATTACTTCTTAGTTTTTTTATAACTTCTGGGAATTCTAAATGCCAAGAATGTGAATTTAATTTATGTAATCTTTCTTTAGAATTACCCATCCATGATAAATGCCATCCTAATTTTATATCTTCAAACCAAAATATTTTATAAGGGAAAGAATCAATATGACCCCCAATTCCACATTCGGGTCTTACTTTTGATGGGTTATGTAATTTCCAAAATGATCCTTTTGCTATAAAGGGTACTCTACAGAAATCAGGATTAATACCATCTATAGATAAAACATAATTAACTTGATATTGCAAATTATAAGTATTATTAAGTAATAAAGTATCAGGATTAGCATTTACAAAATCAATATGTTTTTGAAGATATTGAGGATGATATAATTCATCAATATCTGCTATAATAAGTATATCATCTTCATTGCAATGTTCTGTTAAAAAACTTCTACATTTATTTTCAATAGCATTAGGATTATTTTCATTATCTATAGACTTTAAATCAACTTCAACTAATTTAATTTTAGGATCATCTTCAAACCCAAGATCTTTTAAATATTCTTTACATACCATAGGTTTTGGATCTCCTCTAAAGGTACGATTACCCTCAACTATAGTAAATCTATCAACATAATTATATAAAACTTTTAATCTTAATTCTAAAAGTTCTAATTCACCATTAAATAGAAAACTGTCTATAACCATTTTATTTATAACTATTACTCTCCTCTATTTACATAACTATACCACCAAACAGCAACTATTGATAACACAACAATAGATCCAAATACAAATAATAAAAACCAAGGACTATTATAATCGATTAAAAATGTTGGTGCCACCATAGCTACTAACCATGCTAAAAATATCCAACCAGTATTAGTTTCTAACTTTTTTTCAACTTTAACAGTTAATTCTTTATTAATTAATCTATTTAAAGCTGTCTGCATGTCTCTCCCATATACAGGTTGTTTATGAATAGTACCATCTTTTTCACCTATTGTAACTAAGTATTTATAATAACCTTTGTAAGTTTTACTTTCACCTAATAATTTACAAAATAAAGCTCTACGTTTATCGTACTTTTTACTAGCCATTTTGAGTATCTTTAATTATATTATCCATTCCTTCAATTGTAACCCCTTCAGGAAATACTGATTTAAATACTTCTCTACCTGCTTGTCTATATCTTTTTAGAATAAAATTTACTTTTTTTCTTCTAATAACATATTCTTCATATGTTTCATTTTCACCCCTAGCAGGATTCATATTTAAATTCGAAAATAAGGGTTTTGTGTTTGTATTAGTCATAAGTTTTTAATTTATTAATTCTCTATTATGTATATCACCTGGTTTTCTTTTCCAAATTTCACCTGTACTTGGGTTTCTTTCAAAAATCCATCCTTCATTAACTAAATAATTAGCTACTGTATCCATAGTTATATCATTATCTTTAACTTCTAAATTATTTTCTTTAATGTTTAATTTAATTATATCATCCATCTTAACATAAACATAACCTTCGATAATTTGTTTAGAACAATTATCCCAAATGCAATTTGTTATCTTTTTATCCATTTTATAATTTATTTTTTAGCTTTACTAATTCACTACATTTTTCATATTCTTCTCCTTCAGTATAATATTCAATCATCCCCTCTAAAATTTCTCTCTTTTTTTCATTTGACAATGATTTTTCAGATGGGTCAACTAATAGGGGTATATCAATATCTTGTTCAAATAATTCTTCTATTGTAATTTTTCCCATTAATATACTAAAAGTATTTTCATTAGCCAACCTAACTAATTCTTCGTTTGTGATTTCATTTTTTTCATAGTTGTTAAAAAAGTTATTAAAATTTTCCATAATTTGTTATTTTTTAGTTATAAATATTCTATCTTCTCTATCTATTTTTTTTATATAGGGATTAAGAACCCTCCTTTTATGTTTAGTTTTATCAAAGTAAGCTCCAAATATTCTTTCATACATTTCTGTTTCTATTTTATTGGTTGGGGGATTAATTAAAAATTTAAATAATTTACTTAAATCAGATCTTGTTATTAACAAAGTATTATGTTGGCATAAAATAAAATCTTCATTTACCATATCATCAAAATTTATATTTTGTTTAAACATTTTATGATTTAATAAATCTTGAGATGAAAAACCTCTTCCCATAAGTTTAAATCCTCCAGAATGGAATATAGTATAAGGAGAATTATCTTCTATCAAATCAATATCAAATGGTTTTTCAAAAATAATTGTATCTTGTAAGCAAAAGTAAAAATCATAATATGGAAAATTATCATGAGCATATTTATAAGCTCCCCATTCATAATTTTTGTTTTTGTTAAATATTATTTCTACATCAGGAAATTTACTTTTTATTATATCATAAGTTGTTAATATATTACTATCATTATCTACACATACTATTGCAATACGAAAATGATTAATATTTATAACTTTACTATATACACTTTGAATACTATCTAATAAAGATGAAGGAGGATTATAACAAGAATATACTACTAATACAGATCTATCCATTATCTAATATATTTAATTTATTTAAATCCCTAAAACATGATTCCCAATTGTTAAATCTAATATTTTTATCATCAATATAAGCAACTGCTCTTGGTTTTTCAGCTGTAACCTTAGAAATATATTTTGAAAAGTTATGTTTATCTAACCATTCCCAAACTAATTCCGTTCCTGTTTTACCATTTACTAATCCTCTATCTGATTTTGCTTTAGCTGTATAACATATTAATGTATATTTATCCGATAGTTTTTTAAGTGCTTCCTTAGTTCCTTCAATAGGTTCATCATATATAGTACCATCAAAAAATCCTTTACTATTTTTATGAATAACACCATCAAAATCAATACCTAAATTTATTTGTTCATCTGGGTAAGAATGTTTACGAATACCTTTTTGCCAATTTAATCCCTTTAAATCTTCAGGATTATTTTGACCTATTGGAGGACATTCATTACCAGAGCCATGGGTTAATTGATATTGTAATAATAAACTTAAACATTCAGCTGTATGGTAATAATCTACTCCTAATATCACTTGGGTTAATCCTTTTATTTTATTTGAAATGGGTTTAGCTGTTAGTAAGCAGGTTTCCATACCATTATCAGAAGCCCATTGTAATGCTTTTATTACATCTTTAGATGTACCTGAAGAAGAAATACCATATACTAATGATCTTTTCATTTGATCTTTAGTTCTAGTAGAGGTTCTCTGTTGTAACCATGCTACCATCCATTGTGTAAAATCTGTATCATTTATTAAAGAGGTTGCTACAACACAACTACCGGGACATATAGCATTTTTAGTACCATTTGATAATCTTGTCATATCAACTGCTGTGTGATCAGCAATACCCATATTACCTCCATGTCCTAATACATAAATATCATTACATTTATTATATTTATTTTGCAATTCTTCCCATTCAGAAGTATTTACTATTTTAGTAAACCTATGTCCTATATTTTCAATATTCATCTTTAATTTTTTAACTTATTATACAATGTTCAGCTATTAATTTAGCCATAGTAAAATCAAATTCAGTATCAATATCAGTACCTTCTATTTCATCTACCACATAAATCTGGGGGGATTCTCCTATTCTAGATTTTGTTTTATTAAATCCTTCTTTACTAATACCATATAAACTTGTTGTTTCTTTTATTATTGGTTTAGCATCTTGACTTCGTGGGAGTAATTTTGGATTATAATTTACAGGTTTTCCATTAAACCAATACCAAGTATAATCTTCAATAACTGTAAATACAGAATCCCCTAAAGAATTTGTTTTCATAATATTTACACAATCCTTTAAAGTATTAGATGTTAAAAATGGAGATGTAACAAAAACCTGAAAATAAACATCATAATTAGGTTTAATATCAACCCAATGTTCTAGTAGATCATTACCATTAGCACTATCTTTTAATAATTTTGGGTCTCTATCTATTATATTAATATTTTTTTCTATGCAATAATTTTTTACATCTTCTGAATCTGTATCTACAAATACATCATCAAAAACTTTTGAATTGATTACTGTATCTAAAGCATATCTGTATAAAGGTATGCCCCTAAGTAAACGAAGGTTTTTATTAGGTACTCTACTACTATTATTTTTTATAGGTATAAAACAAGCTATTTTAGTCATCTTTATCTTTTATTATTTCTGCTTCTTGTATAGTTTGACAAAAAAAGAATTTATCATCACTTTGTAAAACATGATCATAATCCATATAATCTCTATATCCTGCTACCCAATCCATTCTTATTTGATTATTTTCTACAAACCTATGTTTAGACATTTCCCGCTTAACAATATAACCTTTATCACCAACATATTTTATATAATCTATTCCTATCATTTCCAAAAAACTTGAATTGATATTAATACTAAACATAACCCTAAACTAACCATTGTTTTTAAGGATATACCTTCATTAAAATAATGACTTACTCCAATAGCATATATTATCATACCTACACCAAACCCAATAAACCTAGCAGGCCATAGTAAATCACCAAATCCACTAACAGTATATTTAGTTCCCCAAATATAAGCAAATGATAATATTCCACCAAATAAAGCAACTGCCCATTCATATTTTTGAAATGATTTCCAAATAAATTGACCATTTAATTGGTAAAAAGTTAATATGTGGGCTATTAAAAACCAAAAACAACCTAAAAATAAATCGTAATATTTCATATTAAAATTTTCTCCATGTTAATCTTACAAAACCTAAATAAAGATTTAATTCAGCCCAATCTTCTTCAGCTACATCATTCTTACTATAATAAGATAATCCCATTAAAAAACTATCTCCTTGTGTTACTACTTGAAAGTCATCGTACATATTATTCTATTTCTATTAAATTAATATTATTAAATTCTGGTTCTTCAGTTTCTCTTAATTCTTCATCTGTTGGTTCATAATCATCTAATTCATCAAACTCATCATCCCATTTAGCTTCTTCTAACTCTACTTTTCTATCAATTTCATCCTGAGTTGCTTTATCAATTTTCCAAGCTATTGGAGCTAATAAACCTGCATTTTCAACTACAGACCATAATCTTTCTTTCCATAAATTCATTTTAACACCATCAATTACACAATAATAACCTTTATGTGTTGTAATTTCACCTAATCTATCTAAAAACGATCTAGTTAAAATATCTAATTTACCTCCAATTTCGAAATTTTTACCATAATCTTCACAACCATTAGTGTTTGCTTCGAACATTTCTTTTATTTCAACCCACTCATTTGTAAGTACTAATCTTTTTGCTTTAACCATAACCTTTATTTTTTTTTATTTATTAATTACTTTGCCACATCATTTTTACTTCTGACCAATTTCCTCCAGATAATTTGTCAGCGATTGTCTTTCCTTCCCATCTATTATCTCTTTGAGAAATATCTCTTAAATTCTCAATTCTATCATTAGTACAATCATTATTAATATGATCAACTACTCCATTGGCATCATTACCATTTAACATTTTCCAAATTAATCTACTTCTATAATATAAATTATAATTAATTTTTACTTGACTTCTACCACCTAATCCAGTGTTACCTGCTTCAACTCCTTCAAAATCTGTCCCTCTAGATACTCTATCTCTGTAATTTTTATGATATAATTTACCGTCTTCATAAGTAAACCTTTCATTTAATTGTTCTTGAGTATATGGGATTTTATTTGCATATACATTTCTATAACTTGATTTAAATTTTTCCATTTTTTTTATTTTATTATTTATTAATTCTGATAAATTCACCTTCATATGATACCATTCTCCCTAACATAGGATGAACAATACTACTTCCATCGTTAACATTTTCTCTTTGTTTCTTTTTTAATGAATTTAATTTTATTAAATCAATAAATAATGTTTCATTAATTACTTTACTATTTTTTGTATTTACTCTAATTTTTGACATAACCTTTATTTTTTAATTATTATTCGCTTTCATATTGCATTGCTAAATCTAAATCTGCACTACATTCTATTACTATAGAATCATCTGCTTCTTTATCTACTCTTTCAGATATTTGTCTATCTATTTCTTTTAATCTAGCAATTTCATCTTGTAATTCTTTTAATCTTTTTTCACTCATAACTTTTATTTAATTTTAATTTATACTTGGCTTTACGCCCTTATTTACTCCGTAAATATACGAAAGGGATCTCAGGTATCCAACCCCTTTCGCAATTACCTTATGATTGTTTGTTAAAATGATTTAATAAATCCATACCTTTTAATGCATCAACAGTAGCATCAAATTTTTTAAACATATATTCTTCATCTTGTCTAAATCCTAATTTAAACTCAACCCAACTACCACTTTCAAATGAAACTAAAACTGTTGAGAATGAACGATTACCAGCATATCCAGATCCTGTTTGCACAGTAGCGTTTGGGTATAATTTTGAATACTTATCAAGAGTATATTCTAACATATTATTTTTCTTAACATAATTATCATATCTCCATTGTTGATCTTCGTTATATTCATTTAATTTAACTAATAATGTAGATGGTTTATAAGCTCTATATTGTGGAGTTATTCTAGAACACTCTAATTTATCACCTGCTTTACTAACAGATGAGTTATCAGCTGTTAACTTACCAGCATAAAATCTTTTATGTTTTAAATAAACACCACCACTTATAGTATTAAATGTTACTTCAGTTTTAAAATGATTATCACCATACCCAAATAATCTTTCAGATGTTTCTTTATCAACTGCATAAGTACATGAAAAATTTTCACCTTGTTTAAATCCAGCTTCTTTAAGCATTTCTACCGTTTTCTTCATGCTTTCTATTCTATCTGTTACATAGTGTTGTTGTCTTTCTACAAATCTATTAACTTCATTTTGTTGTTCATCATTTAATACTTGGAATAATTCTAATTGCTCTAACATAACCTTTATTTTTTTAATTTATACTTGGCTTTACGCCCTTATTTATGTGGTAAATATACGAAAGATATTTCAGGGAACCAAATATCTTCGCATAAATCTTTATCTTGTTTTTGTAACTCCGTGTACTTCTTGAATTAAATATTCTAATTCACGTTTAGCTTCACGTACATCTTCATCAAGTAATTCTTGTATTGCTCGTAATTTTCTATATAGTTCTTCGTTGTTCATATCTTTATTTATACGTAAATATACGAAAGATATTTGGCTTCTCCAAATATTTTTGCATAAATTATTAAATTATTTATTACTTTATATTATTAAGCAAGATATTCTGATATATGTTTACTTGAGGTTGTATATCTTTCTTTTTCTAATTGTAATTGTAAAGCATATAATTGACATAAGGTTTTTAAACCACCAGGTGAATTTTTTTCTATACTAGAAGCTAATTCTCCATCCATTTCATGGAATATATATCTTAAATGATCTATAGAATTCATCATATATCTAATCTATTTTCAACTTTTTTCCAATAACCTACAGTCATTTTATTCTGCATTCCTTTAGGTCCACCATTCCAACATCTAGCTATTTCTTCAGATGTATTTAAATTATAATGTTTACAATAAATATCAAACATTTGTATTGATTTATGTCTCATCCATCTATCATCGTAAGAATATCTTATTAATGATTTTTGTTTACGTAATATCCTATTAACATCATTAACCATACATTTTCTAATCTGTAAACACCCAACAGCATCTTCATTAGCATTATAAGCTGAGTCATCATAACTTGATTCAACAAACATAAGTGCTGACAATAAATGAGAGGTATTATGATTATAATCAAACATTTCTTGTTCCCACATTAGTGTGTCTATTTCATGTTTTAAACTGTCAATTAACGTATTATTAATATCTAACTCATGTTGTAGTTGATCTACTTTATTAGATGCCTTATTTATTACAAAAATTAAAGTTAATAGTAATAATGTAATAGTAATAGCAATAAAATATATCTGATCATTATTTGATTTTGTCATTACCATAATTAAAAATTTTTTAAAAAGTCTCCTTTAATTTGTTTAGATTTTAATTTTTCTGATTTTTCATCATTTTTTAACATTTTAGTAGCTAATTTTTCAAGATGTTTTTCTTTTTGTTTATCATAATCATTAATAATTTTATTATGATTTTTATGCTTTAAACCCTTATACTTTTTCATTATATTCTTGATATATAATTATCTTCATCTTTATTGTTCCCTAAACCTAATTTTTCTAACTGTTCAAGTTGATAATCATCTAATTCCCACTCAACTGTGCTTTGGTTTACAGGTTTATGATCCTCAATACCTTTAATTTGTTTATCTGTAAATATATCTCCTACGGTTAAAAAATAATGATTATAACATAGTAATTCTATATTTTCTTTTCTATAATTTTTTTTATTATTATCTTTAAAATTTAATAATAACGGCATTTTATAATCAGATACTCTACGTTCCTTAAATTTACAAGCAGCACATTCTTCTAATAAATGACCTTCGGTTATTAATCTATATTTTATTTTATCAGGAGAAAATGATGAAGCATCAACTCTACCTTCAATTATATCTATTAATGCTGGTTCTTTTCCTTTGCCCCTTAAAAATTTAGGAATGCCTTTACCACATTGGTTTTTATGTTGTTCAAATAAATTATCATGAGTATCACTCTCATATAATTTAGCCCATTTTTTATAATGTATATAACTTACATTAAGATATCTACAAGCTGCTCTATTACTTTTAGTTTGAGACATAGCAGCTAAAATCATTTCTTTAGTTAAGGGTTTAGCTTTCGGCATCTCCGAATTTTACTTTTTTATTTAATTCTTCTTGTTTTTTTAAAGAATTAAATTGTTCAGATGTCATAACCTGGATGGTATTGGCTGTATGGTCTCCACTACCTACTGTTATAGAAACACCAACCTTAGGTTTTTCAGTTGAACAATCAACACAAAAATCATACCCAAATTTTGTTAATCTTAACTCAGGCATAGCATTCCTACATCTAACACAATTTATCATTTTCATATCTGTAATGTTTATGAAATAAATATACGAAAAGTATTCAAGATATCCAAATTATTTATCGGAATATCTAAACTTTATATACGAAAATAAATCTTTAGGGGTTTTTAACTTAAAAACTTTTTCAGATCCCTCTTCAACTAATGGGATAATTTTCCCATCAGGACCTATTCTTTCATATAAATAAAACATTATAAGACTAGTAGTATCTAACCCAAATTGTAATTTTAACATATTTTCTATTACTATCCAAAGAGGATTAACTAAAGGATTAATATCTAATCCTAAATCAGTAATTTTATCTTCTAAATTTTTAGCTTTTTCTAATTGTTCTACAAATAGAATAAATAACTTTTCTTCATTTTCTTTAATATTATCTTTTATAATAATATCACTACCTAACATCTGTTTGAATAAACCCCTGATGTCACTTTCACCTTCAAATAATTCTCCCATTATTATTTAGACTCGTAATGCTTTATAATTTCATCTGAGTTTTTACAACATTTGTCTACCTTAGTAGTAGCACAACTACTAAATAAAGTCAATCCTATTAATAGTATTACCATTCCTATAATAGTAAATCCTATTGCTTGCATACTACTTTCATAACTTTTTTTACTTTTACCTTGAAATTCCATATTTTATAATTTTGTTACAATAAATATTTTTTTAAATTCTACTAAAGACATATCTTTTAATTTAGCAAAATAATTATAAGCTGAAGTTAAATTATCTGCTGATTTTTTTGCTATTAATTCTTTACCTGATATGAGGAACATTCCATATTGTTGCATATAATTATTTGTTAATTATTACTTTTATGTTATCAATAATATACAAACCATTTTTTAATTCTCCAACCTTAGATTTATATTCTCTACCTAATATATCATAAATTTTATTATTAGTGTTATTTGATTCTATTTCGTTTATACTTGTTATAACAAAACATGGTGTATTTATATTAGCTGTGTCGGATTCACAATCTAATTGCGTAGCATACGTTCCCATACCCATACCTACGTCAGCACATCCAAATGGTGTACATTCCCATGAATTACTACTTCCAGCACCTGTTTCAAAATAAACATTAATTTCAGAAAAATTTTGTAAATTAACAGGATCACCTTCAAATATAACATTATTATTTTGATCAGTTACTAACACTGAACCTACTCCGTTTGCACAGCACATTCCATCACCATATGAATCATATAATTTTAATTCAAAACAACTAGGAAATATAGCTACATATGCTGTTTCATTATATTGAGTGTTATTTGAATATGGTCCTCCAGAACCATATACTTGTCCAAATTCATCAATAATTTCCCATGTAGTTTCACTTCCATAACCATCAGTTAAAATAGAAACATCAATTATTCCAGCAGTAATTCCTGTTATTACGTCACCAGATAAGTTAAAATGTTTAAATGTTGATGTGTTATAATTATTAGTTGTGTTTTGATCTACTTGTCCATTAGGATTAGTAGCTAACCAAGTAACTGTATTATTAGCTTGAGGTATAAAAGTAACATTAGTAATTGTTACTGTTTCTTGAGCACCAGAAGTTAAATTACCAACCCAATTGTACACAGCAGGAGTTCCACCATTAATATCATAAGTTAAATCTAATGAAGTTAAAGGTTGATTACCATAATTTCTAAATGTAATTGAAATGTCTGTTTCACTAGTACATATAACATCTTCAGCTGTTGAATTAGTTACATTAGCATCATATGCATTTGGGAATATAGGGGTTACACTAGCTTGAAAACCAGTAATAATTTCACCTGGTCCTTCAGCTATATAAGCTACAACATCTAAATTTGTAGGATCTAAATCAGGAAAATATCCATTAGTTGATTGACCACTAGCTAAATTTGTAGGCATTTGCCATGTATGCGTATTTGGTACAAAAGTACCTGCAGTTGTAACATTAAATTCTAGACCATTAGCACCATCCATTAAATGTCTAAACATATGTTGGTGATTGTAAGTTGGATTCCAAGGTCCTGTAATTATTGCATTTGGGTTATATGATAAAGCACCTGTTTGAGGACCTGCTACATTATTTTGTACTACTGCTACGTGTAACACATTTATATTAGTAGTAGTTGAAGTATAATAAGTTTCAGTATTTACTGTTAAAATACCAGTTACCATATCATAACTTGCTTGTGCAGCTACATTTACATAAGATGGTTGTGACATAATATTACTTGCAGCTGTAGCCCAATCACTTCTACTCATTGCTGTTCCTCCAGGATTTTGTGGTGTAATTCCTGAAAGTATTGCTCTATTAACTGAGCCAGCTGGGTAACCAGCTATATTAGCATTTGTAGCTATAGCACCCCCATATAAACAGTTAAAATCAGGATCATTAGGTCCATTTGGGTTAGAATAACCACCAGTGTGTATATTAATTAAGAATACATCATTTGGGTTAGTATTATGTAAATTTTGTGCTATTAAATGTCCATCAGGGCAAAATTGACAATAAATACCTGTAAATTCTTCAAGTATTACATTTTTATTTTCTGGTAGTGTACTTACAAAAGTTTGTGCTTGGGTTTTTAGTGAACAAAAGGTTAGTACTGCTATCCAAAATACAGTTACTATAAAGTAACCTTTTGATTTATTTATATTTTTCATTATTTTATTTTATTTATTAGTTGTTTTATTTCAGCACATTTTTCATATTCTTCATATTCTTCAAAATAATTACTTATCTTTTTTAATGCTGATGGGTAGTACAAATATGATAGTTTTATTATTACAGATAAATTTACTATATTAAATAGTTCTACTGTTGTTTTATCATTTTTAATTGCTTCCTTAATTGCTTTAAAAGAATTTCTCATTATAATGTTACGAAATGCTTCTTTATTTGATAATTCTTTTAATTCTCTTTTATTACTATAACTTATTTCAATACTTATAATTTTTTTCTTTTTAATTTCTTTCTCCATAGTAATAAGTTTTAGTGGTAATGGTTATAAATATTACACATTAATTAACTCATTAACATAATCTTTAATTTTATTTATTGATATTTTTAAATTACCTAATTCAAATTCTCCTATTTCACCACTATCTTTAATAATATCATTTAATTGTGTTAATATTTGAAAATCTTGTTGAGTAAAATTATTACCATCAACTGTAATAATAATATCTTTTCCACCATTAGACCAAGGTTCTAATGCTTCTTCAATCTGGGGATTGGAATTTATAATATTAAAACTTCTTTTATAAACAGGAGATATTATTGGTTTCATAAATTGGTCATGTTGTACTGTTGTACCCCATTTTTTTATGAATTTTTTCATATTAGTAGTAGTAGTATTTATCCATTCTTGAGAGTTTTGACCTGGGCCTCCTCCAGCATGTTTATTAAATCTACTTCCTCTACTTGTAAAATGATAAACTAAACCTTCCCATGTTTGTAATATTTTATAACCCTTTAAAATAAAACGATTAAATATATCACTATCTTCTTTACTTTGTGGGGCAAATAATTCATCATGTCCCCCTATAGCTAAAAAATCTTCTCTATACATACACCAAGGTGCAAATATACCTTCAGTAACTAATGTACCATGTTTAGGTTTATATTCGTTATTAACCCAATTATTAAATTTATCTATATCAAAATCTTCAACTTCAACTCCAAAATCAACTAACATTTTTTCAGGTCCATCTGGATGTAATGGAGGTTCTACACGTGTTGCACTTACAACAGTACCTCTTTTAAGATGTTTTAAAATATGTTTATCTAAGTCAGGTGCTGCTACCATATCTGAATGAAAAGCCATTATAATTTCTGTTCTTGCCATTTCAATTCCTTTATCAAACATACCTACTATACCAATACGATCTGGTCCTGGGTTATGGTGGACTATTAAATCTTTATCGCCTAAATTGTTAATCCATTCTTGTGTTCCATCAGTACTAGCATCATTTAATACTAATATTTCATGTTGTGTTTCTAAATTTCTAATTGATTTATATGCTAATTGTAAGAACTCTAAATTGTTTCTACTTGGTATTACAAATGTAATTTTTTTATCCATTTTTTAAATTTTTTAAATAATCTTCTAAATTTATTTTTGGCTCCCAGTTTAATATTTCATAGGCTCTATTATCTGTGTTTAGAGTATGTCTTGCTTCTCCAGGTTTTGCATCTTTATATATAGGATTTATATCCATCATCTTTGCAACTTCATTTACCGAATGATTTTTACCTCTTCCAAGTTCGAATTCCAACCCATATTTTTTCTTTTCCATAATTAAAATTAAAGCATCTATAATATCATCTACATGGGTAAAATCTCTTCGTTGTTCTCCATCACCATAAATTTCACATTGTATTGAATTTTTAATGTTATTTAACCACCTACCAATTAAAGTAGTGTAACCACCTTCTGTTAATTGATATGGACCATAAACATTATAAAAACGAGTTATTGAAGCTTTTAAACCATAATGTATTTTATATAATTCAATTATATCTTCTCCTAAATCTTTACTAAAAGTATATGGGTTTTTGTATCTCCCACTATGTTTTGAAGACGAACCTGCATATATTAAAGGTATGTTTTTTTCTGTACAGTATTTTACTATTTCGTATGTACCTTGAAAATTAGTATTTATATATTGTTGAGGATTTTGAAATGACGGTTGTATTCTAGCTATTGCTGCTAAATGAAATATTAAATCTGGTTTATAAGAAAGTACAGGATCAATAAAACTATTAGTATTAAAATTTATTATATCAAAGTTTCTGTATTTACATCCTTCTTGATGGTTAGATTTTAAACCAGTATTATAATTATCTATTGATACTACTTCGTGTTTATCTTTTAATAACCTTTTAACAAGGTTAGTTCCTACAAATCCAGCTCCTCCCGTTACTAATATCTTCATATTTTGAATTTTGATTCGTGATAATGTTTTTGATACTGTTCTTTTGCTGTTTGAGAACATTTATCATACCATTGTTTGTCTTCTTTAAGTTGTGTAAGTTTTTCTTTTGCTGTAGATAAATCTCCTAATTTAACTGTTAAATAGGGATGACATACTTCCTGTGTGTCTAATCCTTCATATCCAATACAAGGAATACCTAAATAAGCACAGTTTAAAGCAAATGTACCTGCAGCATGTGTACGCATTAAATGAACACCATATTTAAAACTATTAAGTGTTTTAATCCATTCTACCCAATTCATATAAGGTAAATGATTTATATTTTCCATTTGTTCTTCACCTTCAATTTTTCTCCCCATACTAGGAATATAAATAGGGCAATCTGCTTCTTGTGCTACAATATATGAATCAAATCCTCCATACCAACTACAAAAATTACCTCCTATAATAATATCTTTTCTCTCTATTTGGGGTAAAACATTAATTGAATCTTCAATCATTAAACTAGATAAAATTTTACATTCTTTACCTGTTAAACCTTCATAATATTTTTGATCGGATTTATTATGAACAAACATAAAATCTGCTTCCTGTATAGTATTAAAATACCAAATTTGTTGGGGAAGAGAATAATCTTGCCAATACCAATTAGGGCCTTCTTGCATTACAGCTATTTTACTACAATATTGTTTTAATCTATTTAAATCAAATTGTGGATTATTTTTAGGTATAATAATAATTCCTAAATCATATTGTTGGTTAGGTAATGAATTTATATTCCAATGATCAGCTTTTAAGGAGCAAATCCAAGCTAAATCTGTACGCATATTAGGATTATCTCTAGAAATTTTACCCTGATATCCTCCTTCAGTAAAAAATGCTATTCTCATAGTGTTTTTTTAAAATACTCTAACCAATGGTCGGTCATTTCTTCCATCATTGATTCAAATGTATAAGTTGGTTTCCAACCTAATTCTGTTCTAATTTTAGTAGAATCACCTTTTAAATATGGTAATTCTTCAGGTCTCATAAACTTTGGATTTTGCTCAATATAGTCTTTATAATCTAAACCTAAATGGCTAAATACTACATCACACATTTCTCTTACTGAATGGGTTTCCATAGTAGATACTACCCAATCACCGGGTTTATCATGTTGCATCATTAAATGCATTGCTCTTACATAATCATACGAATGGCCCCAATCTCTGTAAGAATCTACATTACCCAATTCTAATTTATCTTGTAATCCAAGCTTAATTCTAGCAGCTGCTTTAGCAACTTTATTAGTTACAAAATTAGATCCTCTTCTAGGAGATTCATGATTAAATAATATACCATTTGTAGCATGTAACCCATAAGCACGTCTATAATTTCTTACAATATTATAACCAAATACTTTAGAACACCCATAAGGAGATACTGGATTCATTACTGTAGTTTCTCTCTGGAAATTATCATCATCAACTGATAAACCAAACATTTCAGAACTACTTGCTTGATAAAATTTAGCTTTAGGACATGAACGTCTATATGCCTCTAACATATTGAGAACTCCTAATGCATTTGTTTGAACTGTAAATTGGGGTATATCAAAACTAATTCTTACGTGAGATTGTGCTGCTATATTATAAATTTCATCAGGTTGTATATCATCTAATAATCTTTCTAATCCTCCTTGATCTAATAAATCTCCATAATATGTTGAAACTTTATCTTCTATGTTAGCCAGTCTAAGATCTTGATTTTCTGGTGTTGAATTTCTTCTAACAATACCATGAACTTCATATCCTAATTCAACTAAATATTCTGCTAAATAACTTCCATCTTGTCCTCCTATTCCTGTAATAAATGCTTTTTTCATGTTTTATTTTGTTTGTAAGTAAGGATCTACTCCTTCTATATTATTAAATATTTTCATTTGAGATACATCTGGCCAATCATTTATTGTCCATTGTATTGGTTTAGTTTTAATTGCATCTGGTAGTTTTTTTAAACCTAATTCAGCAGTTTCTGGAGTCATATAATAGTGGTAACCCATAGTATCTATATTTTGTTCTCTCCAAGGTATGTCGGGATGTCTACCATCATATGACATTTTTTTTAATTTAATTGCTGTTTGTTTATTATCTGTTAATATAATACCCCCTCTACCTAAAGCCAAATGTTTTCTGAATTGAAAACTTACACACATAAAGGTACCAGGGATATAACTATTTTTTTCCCATAATACAGCTGCATCAATTATATTATCAGTTAAATAATAATAATCTTTCCAATTTTCATCTTTAAATTCTAAAAACATATTTAACTTTGCTGCTAAAAATGGTATTGATATATAAGTTCTTTTAGGGACTTTAATTGAGCTTACATGTTCATGTCTTAAACATAATTCAATACCATGTGTGCAACAATCAACTGCAACAGCGTAAGGGGCACCAAAAAACTTTGCTATTTTATTTTCAAATGTTTTTATACTTTCAAAACTCATTTTTTAACTTCTATATTTAGACTAATTAAAGTACCATTTTCTTTATCCATATGTGGGATGTAAGCTTGAGAATGGTCATCAAAAATACCATGCTCAGTTTCTTGCCAAAGATAATAATCCATGTTACGAAATCCAACCTCATTTAATAATTCTTTTAAACTATCAAAATCATAAGTAGTTTTATGAAATATAAAATCTTTTCCCATTTTCATTTTTCCATAAAGGGGTCCTAAAAAATTATTTAAAGGTATATTTTTTTCTATGTATAGTTTTGCCATAGCTTCAAAATCGGGTACAGCTAATCTTAACGTACCCCCAGATTTTAACTTTGATTTCCATTTATTTAAAACCTCAATAATTTCTACCCTATCAAAATATTCAATAACATGACTTGCATATATTAAGTCAACGGAATTATCTTTAAAAGGTAGATTAACAATATCACGAGAATCTAAATGATCATAATCTCCACCATCTATGTGGATCCAATCTTTACCAAAATCTCTCCAACCACATCCTAAATTTATTTTTACCATAATTAATTATTATTTAAAAATTCTTTGTCTAGTTTTTGACCTTCATAAGGTCCAGTTTTATACTCATATACTATAGTGTCATCTTCTAAAATTTCATAAGTATGACCACCATATAAAGTAAAACTTGCATCACCAGCTTCTAAAATAGGTTCTGCAATTATTGTATCATCTAAATCATAAAATTTACACTTTACTTTTCCTTTAATTACTACCCAAGATTCTTGAGCAATTTGTTCAGGATAATGTCTATCTTTAGTTATATGTTTATGTGGTGGAAATGTTTTTCCTTTTTCCATTTTTAAAGTAGCACATTGAATAAAATTTTCTTCAGAAACTATATCTTTTCTTCCTTCAATATCTGACAGTCTATTTATTATATGTAATAATTTATTTTCTTGTACCTTTGAGTATATTTTTTTCATTTTTAGTATAGTGTTGGTGAATAGTATTAAAATTCATAATTAAAATATTTAATATCATCTTTATGCATGTTTCTTACCCTTTCTCTTGCTTCATCAGTATAATAAGTAGAATAATGGTCATGTTTGGATTGGTTTTTTTTCATATGAGTATACTTTACATATAAACCAATTTCCCTTAATTTTTCCTCTGATAGTTCTTCGATTTTTATAAAATGGTCTACATATTTTTTACCGTCATACCCCCATTCTAACATTTGTTGGTATTTTAAAATTTTATTATCTCCCTTATCAAATGATAGAGTATCTCTATTATCATATATAAATCTTATAAAATCATTAAAGGTATTACCTTTTTTTTCAATATTTTCAAATTCTGGTATGAAATCAGGGTCTCTTCCTCCTCTCTGTTGTAGATAAAAATACCAAGATACATACCAACTCCAAGGATTTCTTACTGTAGTAAATGATATATATTTTTCATAATCATCCATTAAATTTTTTATATCTTTTAATGTTATATGTCCTACTATTTTTCCCATTGCTACTTTTCCTAAACCAAATATATGTTCTATAGTTGTTCCCCCTGTTTTAGGAATATGAACATAAACATATTTTTTATTATTATTAAATATTTTATAAGCCATAATTATTTTTTCTTCCAGTATTCCCATACAAAAGGATAATAAAACACAGGTTCATGTGTTTCTTTTAATTTATTAATAATTTTTTCTCTTCTTTTAATAGGGGTATGAGATAAATAATGGAATTGAATTAAAAACCCATCAATTTTATCTTGAAATTCTGAGTCGATAATTTCTTCCAGTAATTCATATTCAGCTCCTTCAATATTTAATTTTATTAAGTCTATATTTTTTAATTTTTGGGAATTTATATATTCTCTAAATTTAACTTTTTTACATTTTATTGTATTATCACCCTTTATAAACTGAGATGAAGAATTATCATCTACAACAATTTCAAAATCTTCAGTAGAATCACCTAATGCAAAACCATTAACTATAATTTTAGGGTTTGTTGTATTTTTATATTTTTCAACAAAAGAAGTTACAGGTTCAAAAGCATGTATATTACATTTATATTTATCATATATTTTAGTAAAATATTCTCCTTCAAAAGCTCCAACATCAAAAACAATAGAATCTTCATTTAAATCAAAAGTATATAAATGAGAATGATCTCCACCTTTAGTAAAAAATTGGTTTAACCAATAATCTTGTATATAACCATCAACTGTTGTTTTTGGGTCTGAGCTACTAAGATTAACTATTTCTGTGGAATTATTTTCTATTTTTTTCTTGATTTTATTAAATGAAAACTGTACAGAATCTCTATATTTTTTAGCAATTTTATAATTTTCTTTTACTGCATTTATTTTTTTATTATATTTTTCTATACTTAGATTTTTAATTATATTTTTAACTTCTTCTTCAGTATCAAATAAAATAAATCCATCCATGTTAAAATATTCTGATATCTTTTTACAACCATGATATATAGGAATAGTTCCAGTTAAAAGACAGTCTAATAGTTTTTCTGAAAAATAATTATCTTGTACATGGTTTTCTATCACTAAAGAAAATGCATAATCTTTTAAAGCAATTACTTTACCATCATAATCCCCTGCTTCATGGTTTTCTGGGAGTGGATTGTGTCCTCTACCAAATAGTTCAATATTATTGTGTGGGTTATTTTGATAATAATTAAGTAAACTAATTCTCATTTTTTGATCTACTGTATAAGTTTTATTAGAAGTTATGTAGGAGCAAATTTTAGATTTTGATAAAACTTTTTGAACTTCTTTAGGCCATACCCATGTTCCCCCATAAGGAGTTATTATAACTTTTTCTTTAAATTTACTAATTAATTGATCATCATATGTTACAATATAATCAAATAAATTATGGTTATCTTCAACAAATTTATATCTTACAGGATCCATTATTCTACATTCTGTTAGTAGGGCTACTTTAGTTTTTGGATTTGTTATTTCTTTTGCCTTATATATTCCATCTTTTATAAAATAAGTTAAATCTGTAGAGTTTTGATTATAAGTTATTTTAAATTCCTTATTATTAATTTCTTCTCTACACCAAGGTTTCTCTGTGTACCAATCATCATAACCAACAATGTTAATAGTATCTTTTCTTAATTTATCTATTAATCTTTCTCCTAATTCCTCAGCAAATTGAGTTTTTGATACCATAGTAATATACTCAACTTCCCCACAACCCCTATTTGGTCCTCCTTCCCACCAAAATCCAGGGTAAACTTCAAAACTATGAGGAATTTTAGGATTATTATGGTAATGAGAAAAATTTCCTTTAGTAATTTCTACCCAATGTGTAGAAGACATAAAATTATCTAATAAAGATAATAATAATTTTTTAGTAAAAATACTAGATACAGTCACAGGATATGCTCCATTTACTAAACTATCATTTGAACTTTCTCTACAATACTTAGCATAATATGTTCCCCAATTAAAAATTAAATGATTACCTCTATCAATTGCAAACTCATTATTTAGTAAATGTTCAGCTCTTTTAATCCACTTAAGATCTTGAGTTATTAAACATTCTACACTATTCTCAACCATAGATTTAAAAGAATTATCAAATTCTTTAATATCAAAAATATGTGAATCTTCTTCCCAAATATAATAATAATCTGAAGGGTTTTGATTTATCAATGTTTTTATCTCTTGGGCCCAATATTCGTCTACATTATCTTTCCAAATAATATTTTTATATTTATCTAATTCTTTTTTAAAATTATCAGATAACTCATCTACGAAAGATATAATTAATTTATTTAAATATTGAGATTTTTGTACATTAATAAGTGAAGTTGCAAACATACTAAAATCACCAGGAGTATCAGATGGTTTTATATATGTAACTATATTAAATTTCATATTTATCAAATTTTGGAAGAGTTCTTATATGCGCTTCAGTTGATTTTTGTTTTTCTAAATTTCCTGCTGCTTGGTTTGGGTTAGATCTATTTAAAACTAATAAAATATCATCTATTAATTTAATTTTTTCAGAAGAACTACACATTTCAGCTAATGAAAATAAATAAGCACAATCTGTAGCTTCAGTATAGAATTTATTAGACCTAGAATCTATTAAATCTGATTCTTTAAAATTATAAAATAAAAACGCTCTATGTGTTCTTAAATGAGAATAAACATGCATCCAATTTCTGTATGCTCTATTTTGGTGAATTTCATTTGGTATCTCTATACAATGGTGTGATCCATCTTGCCCTGTGGGAAACATTTGATAAGTCCCATATGTCATCCAACAGTTAGTACTGTTATAAAATTGGTCTAAATATTGTAAAACAAATACTGAAGAAAACCAATCATCTCCATCTAACCATACCACTATTTCATTTGGGTCTGGTTTTGATTTATGAAAAGCGTTATAATAATTTTTTAAAGAACTACCTGTTCTTTTTGAATTTCTAATATATTCAAATCTATCATCTCCTTTATTAGTTGATTCTATAATATTTTGAGTGTTATCAGTAGACCCATCATCTATAATAATACATCTAAAATTTTTATAAGATTGATGTATAGTAGTTAGTAGATTTAATTTTACCCACTTTTCTACATTATAACACGGCATTATAATTAAAAACTTATTAGATTGTGTCATAAAACGCATTTTGCCTTTCTTGTCTACCAATATTTTTTGGGTGATATAAAGCATATTTTTCTTCAGCTGGTAAGTTAGCAAATTTAGTATAGCCCCTTAATTGTTCATGAACTGGCTTTACCCAATAAATATCTTCATTATTTTGATATATTCTCATTTGCCAATCTGGAAAATTTACCCATCCTTGATCATCTACTCTCCACCCCCATTTAGCAATATGTGCATCTGTTATACCAGCAACTGTATTCACTCTTGGTACCCAAAATGCTTCTGTATCTTCATTTGCTTCTAATATAAAGGGTAATGCCTCTATTAAATATTCATTTGGTATTTCATCAGCATCAATTTGAAATATCCAATCGCCAGTACAGCTTCTATTAAGATTATTTTTATATGATGCAAAGTTCTTATTAAGACTAAATTGAAGTAAACTATATTCATTGGCTTTTTTACCTTCAAATCTTTCACATACATTAATTACTTCTTGAGTAACATTATCCTTATCCATTTGAACCACAACTTGATCCTCTGGTCTTTTATGTTCGAATAAAAACGTTAATAATTTATCTATTTCTTTATGTTCATTACATACTGTTATTGCGTAACTTATTTTCATTTTTTTATTTATTCAGGTAATATTCCAATATACGAAAGAGCATCTATATACCCACGTTCTCTATCAAAAGATTTTAAATTTTCCATATCCATTCTATGTTTATAATATTCACCTGGTTTGCCAGGGATTGGGAATTTTAACTTTTCTTCTTCTTTAACTTCAATAGCTTTTGTAGCTGTCCATGTCCAATTGTCAATAGTTCCACCATTTACAAATACCATTCCTAACTCTGGTTCATTTATGGTATTAGGTATCCATACTAGTCCTGTTTTTGGATCTGTCCAAGCCAAATCTTTATATAATTCAGGGAGGGATGCAAATTGTTCTTCATAAAATTCTGATCCCGGGGTCATTAAAGTATTAGTCCAAAAACCACACGATAAACTAAAATAATTAGTTATATCTTCATTAATCTCCATTTTATAACATAAATCTCCCCCACTTTTAGGGCAATCTATAATTTCATCATACTGCATATTTTATACTTTTTTTAATTTAGGTAATTTTAATTTTGGTGATAAGTTTTTATTATTTCCTACCTTTTTTAGTTTAGGTAATGATAACTTTACTTGTTCGGGAATATTAATATTGTCTTCTAATATTGATGATATTTTAGCTTTCATATTTTCAAAAGCAAAATAAGTTCTACTATAGTATCCTTGCCTTTTTGATTGTTCTAACCAAAATTTATAGTTATTATATATCTCCTTATATGATTTATTTATTTCCATTATATTAGGTTGAAACCATTGAGATTCAGCAAGTAATATATCTTTTTGTTGAGCTGATGGGTGGAGATTAGTTAATGTTCCTTGAAGTAATAAAGTAAAATCGTTTTTGAGAAAATCTAATTGGCCAGACCATCCAGAACAAATTATTGGTTTATTTACTAAAGAAAATTCTAATAAAGGTCTACCAAATCCTTCTCCTCTAGTATGAGAAACCATAGCTTTTACTTTAGGATGGTTATATAATTCATTCATTTCTTGGTTAGTAAAATTACCATGTAAAAGATAAATAGTAGGTAAATTTTTACCACAACTACTACGTATTATATCAATTCTTCTCATTATTTCTCTTCTATCTATATAAGAAGAATTTACTGAAGATGTTTTTAAAATTAATGCTGGTTTTTTCCTTTTATTTTTAAATGTATCATAAAAAGATTTAACAGTAACACCCATATTTTTTCTATCTTCACCTAAACTACCTTGCATCCAATGCCCTACAGCTAAAAAAGCAAAATCTTCAGGAATAGAATTAATATCCTTTAATAAATTTAATTCTTTAAATTCAGAACTTTTAATAGGTTTATAAGTATCTAAATCAGCCCCCTCTAATAATACTTCTATGGGTTTTTCAATTTTAATTTCTCCTATTTTCTGGTTTGTCTTTTGATCTAACTTATCAAATTTAGAATTTAAAAATACTTGTTTAGAATGTTCAGATGAAACAATATTTAAATTCATTTTATTCATACCTTCAATCCAAGGAGCAGAACATAATGTTGTTTCAATTCCTGCTGTAAATCCTATATTAAACTTCCCAATAGGTTGGAATTCATTAGGTACAGTGATTTGTGCCCAAATATCAGGTTGAGATGTCATTTGTAATGTAATATGTTTTTGTAAAAATTTCCATTCAGGATTATTATCAATAAATCCAAAAGAAGTACTACCCCATCTTTGAGGTAGGATTTTAACATCATATTTACCTAATTCTATTATTGATTTAACTAAATCTCTTGATCTTGCTCCATATCCACTGTAAGTATCAATTGGACAACTTATAACAAATGTATTTTTCATATTAATATATTAATTTATGTGGTAAAACTCTTTTTTCATAATCTGTATCTTTAAGGAATTCATATTTTTCTCTAGGTTTCCATGTTGAAAATAATTGTTCTATTCCTTCTATAACTCTATTTGCCATTTTTTTAGATGTAAATCCAGCTTCATCTCCTTTAGCCCAATCATATCCTTTTTTACCAATAGATTTCCTTTTTTCCTTACCCATCTTATATAATTTCATAATTTGTTCAGCTACATCATTAATATCATGGTGATCATCATATATATAAGGGGTTTGTGGAGAGCCTACTAGGGTACTTGCTTTAGTGTAAACAGGTAACGCCCATTCACCATGCTTTTTGTATTTTCCTTTATGATTAGAAGGAAATTCATCATTGAATTCAATCCAATCTCCATTTTCATCTTCAAATCTCATTTGATCTTGCATTCCCCCAGTAACTACTGCTATAAAGGGTGTTCCTGTTAACATAGATTCAGTTAAAGATAATCCCCAACCTTCAGCATTTGATATTTGTATTACACCATCTGCTGAATTATATAGTAAATTCATTTCCTGAGTTGATAATTTATGTTGTAATACCCCTACTCTACAAGTTTCAGGAGGACACATATATTCAATTACAGCTGTTAGATCTGTACCATGGTCAAATGATGCTTCTGTTTTTAATGTTAATTGGCATTTTTTAGCTTCTTTTGGAGATAATTGTTCTGTAAATAATTTCCATGCCATTATGATATTAGAAGGTTGTTTTCTTCTTATATTTCTTGAATTAAAAACTAAATGAAAATTATTATCTTCAGGTAATCCCAAATTTTTCTTAAATTGTAATAATTCAGGAGAATTATCATCTAATATATTAAATAAAGTATCATTTAACCCATGAGGAACATATTTGAATATTTTATTTTTACCTTTATCACCTAAAACAAGTTTATTAATATTAACTGTTTGTTTAGATATTCCTAATAATAAATCACAAGATTCATAATATTCTTTATTATACATTGGAGCTGGGTAGTTATCCCAAATATTAAGATATATTATAGGTATTGAATTTCTTATTTGGTCCTCAGAATTAAACAACCAAGCAAAATATCTAGGATCAGTTATTAAAAATAAAGCATCTGGTTTTTCATTCTTTATTATTGCTCTTAATTCATCTATACTTCCATATCCTTTAGTAGGGTATAACCTTACATAAGGATCTTTTTCTTCTACTAATTTTTGGGTTTTTATCTCTTCAGCAAGATCAATAATTTTTCCTTTATCTGGGTGGTCTACTGCTCCTGCTATTTGGGCCCAATTATATTTATGTAAAGTATTAAAAACAATTTCTCTTCCTACTTGAGCAACACCTGAATGTACCCTAATATCATCAGTTATTAATAATATTTTTTTTCTATCTTCTTTTTTAATATAACCTTCTTTCATTTATTGTTAAATTTTAATTATCAATTTCTAAATTATTATGGTTGTGTATTTTTTTTCTAAAATCTTCATCTGTAAGATATAAATGTATAGCTCTATCAGATAATTTCTGAAATGAGAATTTACGTCTTACACATTCAATTTTAAAATTTTCAAATAAATTACTTTTTACTTTTACACTTGTAAGTGTCATATTTTTTTTATCAGTCATAGTTTTATTTTTTAATTTATATTTGTCTATACGTATATGTGGATTATGAATTTTTACCAAGGACATTACATAACTCATCATCTTCTTTAAATGCACAGAAATGGCAATTCCATTTTGATGGTTGTGGAATGTGAAGTGTTTCTTTGTATCCTGTATAGTCAAATGCTTCATTTATAAATTCATTTAAAATTCTAGTTGCTTTATTAGTTTTATTTTTACCAGAAGCTGGAGAAAATGTTTGTATTCGTTTTTGTGGGTATTCTCCACCTTCATATACTTTTCTTCTAACAATTAGGAACTCAATATCAATACTTTTTTCTGCTAATCCAAACTGTTCTGCAAAGAATTTTTTATATAATACTAATTGAAAATGTTTTTCCTCATCCTTTTTAGCATATGAATTCCATCCTTTAGTACTTGTTTTAATATCGATTATTTGAAATGTATCTGTGGGTTCATGGTATAATACAACATCTAAAAAACCATTGTATATAACGTTTTTATACGCGTTATTAGGAGTAATTGATATGGGTACCTCACAACCAACTAAAAACCATCCCTTTTTACTAAAATATTTACCTTTATGTTTTTTAAAGTATCTTAAGATTTGAACCCCATCATTATAAAATTCCCTAATTTCTTCTGAAGAGCTAAAATGTTGGTTTTTATTTTTCTTATATTGAATAAGATATTCTTCTCTTAATTTTTCTTCTAATAATTCCTCGATATTTTCTCTATCAGCAGCTGCCCCACTTTTTTCATACATTATATCCAAGTAGTGTTGTACTACCTCATGAAATGCAGTTCCAAATACAGTATGAATACTAGGAGATTGTCTTTTATGTCCTTCTTTATATTGAAGAGCCCATTTTTGGGGGCAACTTCTAAACATTGAAAGTTGGGAGTAAGAAATATTTTTCTGATAGCCAAAATTAATAGGTTCAGGTTTATAATTTCTAATTATTTTTACAATGGGGGGTATTTTTGTGGCCAAAGTATTATTTTTTCCATTTATTACGTCCTACTAATAACCCAATAATGCCATAATTAGCTATATCAATAAAAGTATCTTCCATTCCTTCTCCTTTAACAAATGCTCTACCATTTAATAATAGATTTTTTAGTCTACTAATTTTATCTGTTAATCTGATACATAGCCCAGTAAGTGAAAATGTTTTATCATTATCATTATTTAAAATATCTCCACCTAAAGCTATATTATTTAACCCATAATCCATATGTTTAGCTGCAAACATTACATACATTTCATTACTTATCTTTTTAAATTCTTCAGATAATTCTGGGTATTCTTTTTCGAATATTTTTACTGTTTGTTCTTTATGAATTTGTTCCATAGTACTTTTCTATTATATCTAATCTCTCTTCAGCTGAAGCTAATAATTTTAGGCTTTTAGTTGCATCTTTAAGAAAATCATCTGCAGTGTGGTCTCCTATTCCTACTGAACATTCAGTTAATAATTCTAATGCCATTAATGCTTTTGATTTATCAGCTTCTGCTTGAGTTTTAAGTGCTGTTATTACTTTATATTGTGCCATTTTATAATTTTTTAATTAATTTTTTAATTTCTTTACTATTTATTCCTAATTTAATAAGAATATCTTTAATTTCCTCCCTATTTAAAAGATTTATATACTCATTTGCTTCTACAAAACTACATTCAAAATATTTAACAATAGGTTCTAATATTTCTTTTGTATTTTGTTTTGTTTTTGACTTAATATATCTCAAAAACATTTTTTTTCTAGGAAGCATTTCACAATAAAAATTGTATATTCCTTTTTTATCTGTTGGAGAAAATTTTTGTGCTAGGTTAGCGATTTCAATATAACCTTGATACATTGATACAAATCTATGTACCATATAGGCATTAAAAGTTCCCCAAGCACTTTCTTCAAAACTATCTAAACTTGACTTTTTATCAGTAAGTTCATTTAGCCATTCAAAAATATTTTTAGGATTTAACAAGGACATCCTTATATTCCTCTCTTAATTCTTTTGGAAGTGAATCTTCTAAAATTTTATTTGTTTCAGGATCATAAAAAACAGGGATAGGCATAACAGCATCAGAGTCAGTTCCTGTTACAAATTTAGATACTTTACGTAATAAAGCTCCTTGTTGCCATATTCTTCCTCCATCTTCTGTTTCAATAGCGGTTGTGTTTTTTAAATCAATGTTTGGTTGTTGCATTCCATTTTGCATAATTAATAATTTTAAATAATATTTGGTTTAATTGTTTCTATAATTTTAGATATTAAAGCCATACAATTTACTTCTTTATCTATTCTGAAATTTGATTGGTATGAGTATTCATTTACATAATATGCTATCATACCTTCCTTTCCAGGAGCATATTTACTACTATTATCGTAAAGAAAACGATAAAATCCTTCAAAATCTTTAACATTAGAATCTGCTATTATTTGTCTAATTGTTCTCCAATTTGGTTTTTTTGTTTTTAATTCTTCTAATATTTGATCTTGATAATTACTTCCTATTAGTGTGTCTGTATCTAATTTTAATGTGTTATTTGCGGTAGATACCTGTATAGTATTAAGCATTTTACGTACATCAGGGTAATTGTTATTTGTAATAGTTTCTAAATCATTTACACTACATTTAATTTTTTCTTTATTTACAACTTTCATTAAATGGTTAACAATTTCTAATTTATCTGGAGGTATTATTTTTAATGTTTGACATCTTGATTGTAAAGGGTCAATAATTCTTTCTAGATAATTACAAGTCAATATAAATCTAGTTGAACGTGAAAAGGTTTCAATAACATTTCTTAAAGATGCTTGAGCCATTATAGTTAAAAAATCTGCTTCATCTAAAATAACAATTTTTAATGCTTTGAAAGACATTGTACTAGCAAATCCTGATACTTTATCTCTAATAGTTTCAATACCTCTTTCATCTGAAGCATTAATATATAATAGATCACAATCAATATTTTTTGCAATTAATTTAGCTAATGTAGTTTTCCCAGTTCCTGCAGGACCATAAAATAATAAATTTTGAATATCATTTTGGTCAATATAACTTTTAATAGTATTTTTAATACTTTCATTACCTACATAATTATCTATATTAGTAGGTCTATATTTTTCAACTAGTAAACTATGTTTTTTCATATTGTAAATATAATAACTTTTATTAAGGAATCCAAATTATCTTCCTTGTTTAAATTCCCCATACATACTAAATTCTTTAGGTTTTTCTTCAGGGACTTCATATTGGTGAGTTTCAATAGCATATAACTTACTATCTAAAGGAGATAATCTAAATTCACAAGGGTTACCTGTAGATTTAAAATGTGCCTCTAAAGTATCAGTTAAAGTTTCATGTACTACCTTTTTCTTATCATCTACTAGAGTCCACTTGTCTCCAGGTGGTACTCTAGTAGCAATAAGCTTATTATGTTCAGTTTCTTTTATTTCCATATTACATGCCCATCCCCATCATTGATGGATCTAATTGTGGTTGGTTATTTTCTTCTTTAGGTTCATCAACAACTATACATTCTGTAAGTAATACAGTTCCTGCTACTGAGGCAGCATTTTCAAGTGCTGTTCTAGTTACTTTAGTAGGATCAATAATACCTGCTTTTTTCATATCAGTAACTACTCCAGTTTTAATATTATATCCCGCCCATGTATCATTACCTGAATCTACTAAATTGTATTTTCCTATCATTTGGGCTTCAACTGAATCTTTACCAGCATTAACTAAAATTTGTTCAAAAGGTTTACCACATGAATTATAAACTATATCAGCCCCTATACAATTATTACATTTACTTGAAACTGGTATTGCTTCTCTTGCATATAATAGAGCTGCTCCTCCTCCAGGTACAATACCTTCTTCAATAGCAGCTTTGGTTGCATGTAAAGCATCATCAACTCTATCTTTCTTTTCATTCATTTCAGTTTCAGTATAACCTCCAACATGAATAATAGAAACACCACCAGCCATTTTAGCTAATCTTTCTTGTAACTTTTCAGTTTCAAATGAAGATTGTGCTTTATCAATTTGGGTAGTAAGTTCTTCTAGACGTTGTTTAACAGATTCTTCATCTCCTTTACCATCAATAATAGTTGTTTTTTCCTTTGAGATAGTTACAGTACGAGCTTCACCAAACCATTCCCAAGAAAATTTATCAAGTTTCATTCCTTTATCTTTATCAAATACTTGACCTCCTGTTACTGATGCTATGTCTTCTAAGATTAATTTTCTTCTATCACCAAAGTCAGGTGCTTTAACAGCAGCTACTTTAATTGTACCTCTAGCTTTGTTTACAATAAGGGTTGCTAATGCTTCACTATCAACATCCTCAGCTATAATAAGTAATGATTTATTAGTGTTAGAAACTGCTTCTAACATAGGTAATAAGTCTTTAACTTGAGATAATTTTTGATTAAGTACCAAAATGTAAGGATCTTCTAAAGTACAAGTCATTGTACTATTATTAGTGACAAAATAATGTGATAAATAACCTCTATCAAATTGCATTCCTTCAACAGTTTCCAAATAGGTATCACCTGTTTTAGATTCTTCAATATGTACTACCCCTTCAACTCCTACTTTATCCATAGCCGTAGCTATTAACTTACCTACTTCAGGATCATTATTAGCAGAAATAGTTGCAATTTGTTCTAATTGATTTTCATCTGAAATATCTTCTGATAGATTTTCTCTTAAATTATTGACAACTTCTTTTACTGCTTTATCAATTCCTCTTTTAATTTCAACAGCATTAGCTCCATTAGCTAAATGTTGTAAACCATCTTTGATCATTTCTCTAGCTAATAAAGTAGATGTAGTTGTACCGTCACCAGCTTTATCTGCTGTTTTTATAGATGCTTCTCTAACTAAGTTAACACCTAAATTTTCTACAGGATTACTTACATTTATATGTTTTGCTACTGTAACTCCATCTTTTGTAGATATAGGTGACTGGTTAGGTCTTTCAATTACTACATTTCTCCCATTGGGTCCTAATGTAGATACTACAGCATTAGCTAATGTATCAATTCCTTTTACTAATTTATTTCTCCCCTCAGGGCCAAATTCTATAATTTTACTCATTTTTATTCTTTTAAAGGTTCAGTTTCTTCTAATATTTTTTCATAATCAACTTCTTTTTTTACTCTAGCTAAGATTTGATTTTCAGGACCAACATAATAATCTTCCCCATCATGTTGTAACTTTGTAAATCCTTGAGTTGGTAATATTACTATATCTCCAACTTTACTCATAGTTTCAATAAATGTACCTGAAATTGTGTGTTGACCAGGTCCTACTGCTATTATTTCTCCATGTTCATTTACATCTTTTCCCATATCAGGGACTACAATTGAACCATACTTTGTTTCTTCTGCTTCAATTGGTTTAACTATAACAGCGTTAAATAATGCTTCTAAATTCATATTCCAATTTTTTCTTTAATGTTATTTAAATTTGATTTTATTTTATTCCATTTATCCAAATATTCTTGGATGGATGAATATTCTCCATTTTTTTCGTTTAATTGAGCTTTCATAATTGCTTCTAGAGCATTACCAAAATCAGCATAATGGCCTATTGGTTTTTCATAATTTTTGCCTTTGCTACCTTCAGCTAAATATTTTTTTTGTGGTGTTATCACTTCATACGCTGTATAGCAGTATGCATCTTTGCCTATAAAATAAGGCTCTAATAATGGGTCTCTAATAATAGTCATATAACTTTAATTTTTTAATTATGATGTAATATACGAAAATAGTTTTAATAAACCAACCTAAAGGGCGCTTTTGGTTAGTTAATTTTTAAAACTTTTGGCATAGCTTCTTTTGCAAATGGAATTGTCACAATTAGTAAACCATCATGAAAATTAGCTGTTGCTTTTTTAAGGTCAAACTTAGTTCCTACTTTATATCCTAAATTAAAAGAACGTTTTGCAATTCCTCTATGGATATAGTTTCGAGAAGAAGATTCTGGTGTTTTCTCCTTATCATAATTAAAACTGATTAGATCTCCTTCTAATTTAACTTCAATAGCATCCTTAGGAATGCCAGTACAAGCTAACTCAAAAGTTAAACCTATATCATCTTCAAAAATATTAATTGGGTATTGTTGTTTGGCTTCAGTAGCCGGTGTAAATTGGGTTCCTGTTTCAAACAGGTTTCGAAATAATAGATCAAACGGATGGTGTGATCTCTCTAAAAAATGTGTACTCATATCACTTTGTTTTTATGCTGTCATTAAGATCAGCGGTTAATAAATAATTTAAAACTTGCGCCCTTAGGTCAATTTATTATACATATGTGGCATCTTCTTTTCTTACCATATAGTATAAAGTCTTTATATCTTCTGATTGAAATTCTAATTTCATAAATCCTTCTTCAGTTAATGAAAGTTTACCACTTTCTAAATCTTTATTTGCTGCTAATATATTTTTAAATGAGTCTGAATTGAATGGTAATTTTAATTCTTTATTTATTGTTATATTTTCATCTACAATATATTTAATTTTATTTGAAAAGTTATTTAAATCTCCAAATGCAAATTGTACTATAGTTCCTCTATCAGGATCTTCTTCAGTACTAATCATTACATCACTTATGTCTGTTAATGCACTTTTAGCTTTAATAAAATTACTTACAATTTCAGGTGTTAATTCTATTATAACATCATATTCAGTTGGGAAATTAATAGTTCCTCTCTTTGGTACTAATAATGAATCTGCTAAAGAATAAGCTACATTAAATGAATTATCTTGAAT